CATAAATGAAAGATCACTCATTACTAGTTGAAAAATATCGTTCCAAAGTATTAGATGAATATGTTGGGAATGAGAATATTAAAAAAACTATTGCTCAATATTTAAGTCAAAATGACATTCAAAACCTAATATTTTATGGACCAGCAGGTACAGGTAAAACAACTCTTGCTAAACTCATTGTTAAAAATCTCGATTGTGATTTTCTTTATATTAATGCCTCGGATGAACGTGGTATTGAAACGATTAGAGATAAAGTTTCGGGATTTGCATCAGCAGCTAGTTTTAAACCACTTAAAGTGGTCATTTTGGATGAAGCTGATTTTCTTACTATCCAAGCGCAAGCTTCGCTCCGTAATGTTATCGAGACTTTCTCGCGTACGACAAGGTTTATTTTAACCTGTAATTATGTAGAGCGTATTATTGATCCTCTACAATCACGTTGCCAAACACTTAAAATTATTCCTCCTAGTAAAAAGGAAGTAGCAGTACATCTAGCTAAAGTTATGGCAATTGAAGCTATTTCCTATGATGTGGAAGATATTAAAACTATTGTAAATCAATATTATCCTGATTTGCGTAAGTGTCTTAATACAATTCAATTATCAACACAAAATCAAAAACTTGTAATTGATAAATCAATACTTGTATCATCTAATTATATGACTCAAGTACTTAAAGAATTATCTAAGGCAAAACCAAACTGGAGAGAAATTAGACAAATTATTGCAAATGCTAATGTTAAAGATTTTGAGGAGCTTTATCGTTATCTCTATGATAATGCTTCTGTATACGCAGATGGAAGAGAGGGAATGGTTGCTATTTACATCAACGAGTATAGCTATCAGTCTAACTTTAGGATTGATAAAGAAATTAATGCAATGGCACTCATTGCAAAATTAATTGAATTAAAATGAAATTTGTAGCAGCTTATATGTATATTGCCTTTGCAGTAAGTGCTATTATAGCTTTAGCGGTTTGTAATAAAGAAAAGAAAAAATGAAACATTTCTTAAAATTCTTATTAATTTGGATAAGCCAAAACTTAGCCATACCGTTCTGGATGATAGGACACGTTCATTTAATGACAAGTGTATATGAAGACTTACATGAAATAATCGCTAGTGTAGGTATGAATGTTTTAGTAGCGATTGGATTTTATTTAGATTATAAACAAACAAAAACAAGTAAATAAATAATTATGGATCAACAACAACAACAAATGAATCTTAATGTCGATTTGAAAAATACAACATCGATTGAGACACCTGAAGGAAACAAAGTATTTACTCAAGGAGTATTACTTCGTAAAGTATCTAAATTTGTAGTAGGAGCTGAAGAAGATGCTGTACTACCAATCCCAGTATTTTACGATCCACAAACTGGAAAAATCCTTGAAAGTACAGTACCTGTTGAATTAAGAGAAGAGTACAAAGGTGACTTAATTTAATGAATCAAATCGAGGTAAAAAATATTTTTGGATGGTTGGATGAGATAACTGTAAAGAAATCTCATCCCGATTCTTTCTCGGAAAAGTCGTGGGATAATTGGAATTCTTATATGATACATAGATATGTATCAATGTATATAGGCTACATAGATGTTGTAAATTATGTACAAAAGATGAACCCACAAGAGAAAAAACAAATTTATACCATTTACCGAGAGATGATTCCAAAGAAAAAACTATGGCTTAAGTACATTAAAAACGAGAACAAAAGAAACTATCAAGAATTAGCTGAATACATTGCTGAAAATTTATCATGTAGTTTAGGTGAAGCTGATCATTATATTGATATTTTAAAAGAAACTGGTGTACGTCAAATACTTTGGGAAATGGGGGTAAATGAAGAAGAAGCAGATAAATTAATCAAAAAAGCAAAATTATGAGTAAATTAGCAGATATGCTCTATACCTCAGCTATGGCTGATAAAGCAAAAGCATTATTAACACTAGAATTACTAGAAAACAACCCAGCAGGTATTGGAGATCATTCAACTAAAGATTTTTATGATAATGCTGAGGAAGCTCTTCAAATGTTAGTAGATGCTGATGATCGATTAAAAGCAATTGATAAGTACTTAAAAACAAAAACTGTTATTTAATGCACCACGAGGTTCTTCATTTTGTATATGAAACTAAAAATCTTTACCCTGAGTATTTTAATAATGCTCGAGTATTAGAAATTGGTTCTCAAAGTGTTCAAGGTCAACCTACAGTAAGGTGTCATTTTGCTAATTGTGAATATATTGGGGTAGATATAGGAGAAGGAGAATGTGTTGATGTTGTTAGTTTAGGTCATTTATACAAATCAGATCAACTTTTTGATACTATAATAAGTTGTGAATGTTTTGAACATGATCCTTACTATGATCTTACAATAACTAATATGATTAACCATCTCCGTCCAGGAGGTATGATGATTTTTACTTGTGCTTCAACAGGAAGATCAGAACATGGTACTATAAGAACATCACCCGAGTCATCCCCATTAACAGCTGATATAGAAGGATGGCAAGATTATTATCGAAATCTCACCCAATTTGACTTCCAAAAAATCCCATTATTTTCTGAAATGAAAGGAAATTATTGGGTTTCAAACGAAGCAACTAAAGATTTATATTATCGAGGTTGGAAAAAATAAATAAAGTTTTTACATTTATAAAAATATAAAGTTATGGGAAGTATTACATCTAAAATAGCAGATATGCTAGAAGACAAACAAGAAGAGTATAAAGCAAGTGGTATTCATAAAACCATTAAAGATTTTGAAAAATTATACCCTGAATTAGCAGAAGAGTTTCAAGCAGTTCAAAAAGAACAATATGAATTGTTTGCTGCTAAAATGATGGATTATGGTCTATCTAATATTTCTTTAGGATCAGATTTATCTACTAGAGAAGACAGAGATCTTTCACTTACAGGAATTTGGTTACGTTGTAATGATAAAATCAACCGTTTAAAAAATATGCTAAAACGTAATGGTAAAAATTATGTTCAAGGTGAAACAATGGTTGATAGTTTTATTGATATTGCTAATTATAGTATTATTGCTATGTTAGTACTTAGAGATAAGTGGAAATGATTAGTTTTATAATCCCTACTATACATAAATCTATAAGACTTATTAAACTTGTTCAAGATCTAGAAAATTGTGATCTTGTAAGTGAAATTTTAATTATAGAAGATGCTCCTAGTATTGGGATGTTAGATGGATTAAATCTTAATAAAACTAAAATCATCCCTTTTACTGAAAGAAGATATTGTAATGGGGGGTGGAATCATGGAGTTAAATTAGTTAAAAATTATTACTATGCTTTGTGTAGTGATGATTGTAATTTTGATACAGATATAATTCGTGATGTACTTCATTTTTATAAACTTAGACCTAATTCAGGCTTTATAGGAATGGATCCCTCTCAATATGATACACAACACCCTTCTAATTTTTATGGAGTACAAAGAAAGTTTGATACTACAGCTGTAGGGGGGTGGGGTGTTATGATGTTTAACCACAAAAATAATGATGTTATCATTCCTGATGATTTAAAACAATGGTGTGGAGATTCGTATTATCTTACTTATAGTAAATATCCGAATTATAGTTATTTTGGTCCTAAAATTTATACTGAAATGTCTACTTCTACACATCAAAATGGAAACTTTTCTTCCCCAGAGATAGAACAGATTTGTATACAGGATCAAATTACATTTGAAGAAAAATATAAAAAATAAGTTTTGGCTAAAAAGAAAAAAATACCTCAAATCGTAAAAGAAATAAGAGCTTATCAACCACCTGAGATTAATTACGCTTACCAAAAGAATGTATCTTATTCTCAATTTTCTATGTATAGAGGTTGTCCTAAAAAATGGTCACTTCAGTATAAAGATGGTATTAAAGTATTTACTTCTACAATCCATACAGTATTTGGAACTGCATTACATGAAGTACTTCAACATTATTTAGATGTAATGTATGAGCAAAGTGCTGCAGCAGCAGATAGAGAAAATCTTGTAGAAATGTTTGAAGATGCTCTACGAGAAGAATATAAAGTCCAATATAAGAAAAATGGAAACCAACACTTCAGCTCAAGTGAAGAATTAAGAGAATTTTTTGATGATGGAGTTGAAATTATAAGAACATTCGCTAAAAAACGTAGTTCGTATTTTAGCAAACGAGGATGGCATTTGGTGGGGTGTGAGATACCTGTTGTAATAACGCCTAATAAACGTTATAATAACGTTATATACCAAGGTTATTTGGATGTTGTAATGTATAATGAAAATACTAATACATTTAAAATTATTGATATCAAAACATCTACTAAGGGGTGGAATGATAAAACTAAAAAAGATGAGGATAAACAATTCCAATTAATTCTTTACAAAAAATTCTTTTCAGAACAATTTGGAGTACCAGTAGAAAATATTGATATTGAGTTCTTTATAGTAAAACGTAAAGTTTATGATCATCCTGATTTTGTAATTCCTAGAATTCAAACCTTTAAACCCGCATCAGGTAAAGTAAAACTTAACAAAGCCACCACAGCTTTAAATGAGTTTATTGAGGATGTGTTTGATAGAAACGGATATAAAGAAAAAGACCATCAGGCAAATCCCTCAAAATGGAATTGTACGTTTTGCCCATTTAAAGAAAACCCTGAATTATGCAACGAAGCAATAGGATAAAATTAATTATATTTGATTTAGATGGTGTATTAGTTGAAGCTAAAAAAATACACTATGATGCTTTAAATAGAGCATTAGGTACTTATGCTATTGATTGGAATGAACATCTCTCAATTTATGATGGGTTAAAAACATATCAAAAATTAGATATAATTACTGAAAGAAAGGGACTACCAAAAGAATTACATGAATCAGTTTGGGGTTTAAAACAAAAATATACTTTAGAAGCACTTAAAGAGTTAAAACCTAACCAAACTCTACAATCTGTAATGTCTGCTTTATCTGAAGATGGTTATAAATTAGCAGTTTGTTCTAACAGCATTCGTAAAACAGTTTTAACCGTATTAGCTAAATTAGGGATTATTGAGTTTATTGATTTAATTATATCTAATGAAGATGTAAAAAATAGTAAACCACATCCTGAAATGTATTGGAAATCAATTTCAATGATGAGTTGTTTACCTGAGGAGACTTTAATTGTAGAAGATTCACCTTATGGTTTACTAGCAGCAGCTAGAAGTAAATCTTATATTTTAAGAGTAAAAAATCCAACTGAGGTAACTTACACAAATATATTTAAAAAATTAACCGAAATAGAAATGGGAGAAAAACAACACTCCCCAGCTTGGAGAGATAAAAATTTAAATGTGTTAATTCCTATGGCTGGAGCCGGAAGTAGATTTGAACAAGCTGGTTATACATTTCCTAAACCTTTAATTGATGTTCGAAACAAACCTATGATTCAGGTAGTTGTAGAAAATCTCAACATTAAAGCTAATTTTATCTATATAGTACAAAAATCTCACCGTGAAAAGTATAACTTAGATACATTACTTAACTTAATTACCCCAGGCTGTAAAATTGTAGAAGTAGATGGATTAACCGAAGGTGCTGCTTGTACTGCTTTAATGGCTAAAGAGTTTATTGATAATAATCAACCACTTTTCTTTGCTAATTCTGATCAATTTGTAGAATGGGACTCAAATGAATTCATGTATAAAATGAATGAAACTGAAGCTGATGGGGGTATTGTAACATTTGAAGCTACCCACCCAAAATGGTCATTTGCTAAAGTAGATGAAAATGGTTTAGTAACTGAAGTAGCAGAAAAAAATCCAATTTCTAACATTGCAACTGTTGGTTATTATTACTGGAAACATGGCTCAGATTTTGTAAAATATGCTGAACAAATGATTAAAAAGGATATTCGTGTAAATAATGAATTTTATGTTTGTCCTGTATTTAATGAAGCTATAGGGGATAAAAAACAAATTCGTACTTTTAATATTAACAAAATGTGGGGGTTAGGTACCCCTGAAGATTTAAGTTATTATTTAGAACATTATAAATGAGAACAGCCATTTGCATATCTGGGTTAGATA